CAAGTGCTGCTTCTTGTTCTTTTAATCTATTTGCAAGCGTTGGGCTAAACTGATCCCCTTCATTTTCAGCTGCAGACCTTGCTTCTCGAAGTTGATTGGTAGACTCCTCTAGCTTTTTGATTGTCTATCGAGGGTCTGAAGGCGCTCCTCTGGTGTAAGATCGGCAAAAGCACCAACAATTTCTACCCCAGCGTTTCTTGCAATGAGGCCAATGCCTCTAATGTCATTTGCAAGTTGCTTAACAAATCCTCCCAATAATCCTACCGCAGCGCCATATCTCTCATTACTTTCTGCCGCAAGTGCAGCTTGCTTAGCTTGATCCTTATATGCATCCGTAAGGGCCTTGGATGTATTTATACCTTCGCTAAATTTTGTATTAGCATTCTCTTGGGCTGCTTGAAGTCTTTGAAGTGCAACGCCAACAGTATCAAGGGGATCTGGAAGTTCTTCTGCCCTTTCCTTAATCTTCTTAAGAGCTTCAGCAAAGAATGCTTGTTTCTTTTCAGAGTCCGTTAGGTCGTTTGCAGTCTTTCCGACTGTCATCGCAAAGTTTGCGTAGGCTTGTTCGGCGCTAACAATAATACCAAGGTTATCTAGGTAGAGACGGGACTGACGACCAAGTCCGAGGGAGAGAGACTCGAGGCCGAATGCGGCATCAATTCCCATCGCTCTTCCGAGCTTAACTGCAGCGGCTGCAGCCTGATTAAATGTATCTGTAGGAACTCCAAGAAGAACGGCCTGATTTGCACGTTGATAGAGCTGAACGTCAGATATAAGTCCTTGAGTAGCATCTCTAAGTTTTTGAATCGATGTGCTTGGATCTTGTCCTACTGTTCTTTGAAGAACCTGGAAACCAGCGGCAAGCCCTTCAACTTTATTAGCCTGCTCGGCGAGCTGATCAATTTGTTTGTCTAACCTTTGAATAGCACCTACTGCTGCGACTATTCCTGCTACACTTCCACCAACAACTCCAAGGTTCTTAAAGTTGTTAATGAACGACGCAAACCCTACGTTAACATTGCCAAACTGTAGTGAAAGCCCGGCTACGCTATTCTTAAGTGCATCAACTAGCTTGCCAGAGCCTGCAGTATCCCCAAGACCACCGCCTGTAGGTTTTTTAATCCTTGCAGTCGCTTGGTTAATCTTAGCGATATTCTCCAGAATTTGAGTTCGAAGAGTGCTTTCTGTTGCTGCAGTTTGCCGTGCAGCCGCCTCAGCCTCACGAACCTGAAGTTGCCTAAGCTTAATGGCATTATCAGCCGCTCGCTGGTCGGCCTTAATCTTCTCATCAGATGTTCTTTGCGCTGCAGCAATCTGTTGTTGCGCCGATGCCTGAGCCTCTTTTGCGGCAGACTGATACTTAAGCTTGGTGATAGCAACTTCTGGGTTTGCGTTAGCCAGAACCTCTAAGTGCCTTCTACGTTCTGCTGCTGCTTCGTTCTTAAGAGACTCGAGCTGAATCCGCTCCTTGGACTTAATTTCTTCAATGAGCACAGCGCTCATGCTCTTTGACAGTCCTTCGATCTTCTTGAACTGCTGCTCAGTGCTCTTAAGACCACTCTCCAATGCAGACTTAAGTTGTTCGGCAGACTTAATTGCCCCCTCTGTATCAAGGGTTACATTAATCTTAATGTCATTAGAGTCACCGAAGCCTGCCATTACTTTATCTTCGCCTTGTTGCTTTTCTTAGCGGTCCACTCCCTATATTCCGATAGAACGGTCCTCATCTCCAAGATGGTTTCTGCTGTTTCGTCGGCAAGTCCGCTCTCTTTCAGGAGTTTTTCCTGAAAAGAGCCGTAGCCGCTAGACATATCCAGAATCTCTATCTGTAGAAATGCGTCAGCAAGACGATTAAGCCGCTTGTTCCCCGCTATGTCGACAATAGGACATAGGTTCATGAGACAAGCAGGCTTCTTATTGTTTTTGGCGTAAAGGACGTGACAATTAGCGCAGTTGAGACCAGGCTCAAAGAGCTTGTATCTCAGCAGCCTAATTAATTCACCGTTACGTCGTTTTTTGATTCCGCCTCGCCCTTGAGTCCTTCAACGATTGCTTTGGACCAAGCTTGAATAAGCTGGAAGAAGAACTTTGCGGAAAACTTCTTATTCTTGAGGTCTTCTACTGTAACTGCAGTTCCATCTTTATACTCGAAGCCACGAAGCTCCTTAAGCTTTGGGAGGAGGATGTCGGCTTGCTCTTCAAGAGTCTTGCCAGACATTTCAATCATAATGGCCCAGTCACGAAGGGTAGGCTCATCGAATACGGCAACTCCGTCGCCAACTTTTACCGTAAGGTCACTGTCAATAATCATAGCACTTTCCCTTAGTTTAATGGGGGTATGGGCCGAATATATAGAAAGGGCGGTATAGCTCAAGAGAACTATACCGCCCTTAATGATACTACCGAACTAACTAGGCAAGCAGGGAAGTTGCAAGCCCGTTTACAATCTCGAAGTACGGATATGTGCTACCAGTCATTCCTGTAGGAGCCGTAGCCGCCTTCAGGAGTCGGAACTCCATCGACATCGTATTTGTCCCTTGGTCGGTAAGAGCGTACTGCGGCTCAGTTACCAAGAGCATACGAGGAAGGTAGATTGAAAGCTTCTTGGTGGTTCCAGTACCAATTTGAGTTCCCTCAATCTCAATGAGAGCCTTGCGAGCTGTCTCAGCACTCCAGATGGTGTAGTACGCATGGTCAGCAAGCTGACGAACATCTACGCTCAAAGTACCATCAAAGAGATCAGACGCCAAAGGAGCCGTATTACCAGCAGACCCCTTAATCTCAGGGATAATCTCTTGAGGGCGATTAAGCGCAAGGTTGAATCCAGTAATATTATACTGATCACCACCGGCTACAGCTGAACCACTCTGAACATTCGTACGGAACTTATCTACAAGGTCAACTGCTACCAACTCAGGGACGCCCTCAGTGAAGGTACAGTTAGCCAATGTAACGTTTGTATTTACAGCGGACGAAAGCTCTGCGGTGTTAGCGATAAGCTCTGCCGTAAAGTCCAGATATCCAGGTACGCCAGTTGTAGCGATACCAATGGATTGAACAGCACAAGTTGGGAACTCCATTACCGTAGCACTCGTAGTCTCATAGGCTAGAGTTACATACTTAGAGTTCAATGTGGTGTTGAACGTAATAACGTGCTTCCAATCAGCCTGCCCAACAGTAACCTCTGTTGGTGCTGGTGCAGTTCCCATGAACTGAGCCAAGAGAACATCACAGTTATTGCGATACCCCATATCAGCCGTAAGCGATATGGTTGGAATAACCGACCCACGGGTTGCAGTTGAAAGCATGTATGCTCCCGAACCGATCTGGCGTGATGTAATTTCTGATACGTTAAAGCTAGGCGAAATTTCACCAGCGAAGCTATTTCCAACTCCGCAAGCGACTGCCGTTCCCCAAGTGGAGGCGATTTTTACGCCAGCCTTGGTTTGTGCGCCTGTAATACTTGCTCCCATAAATATTAAATCTCCATACTAAACAGTTTTTATTCCAAGGTATGTAAAGCCACCTCTCCAGCAGGCTTTATTATCAATGGTAACTACTGAAATATCCTGTGGGGTGCCACCATTGTAAAAATCTACAGTATCACCCCATGACCCGCCTAGATTACTTCTAACCAGGTTATCCACTGTCTCAAGCCGATCTACCAGCGTGTTGTAAGTGTTAGAGGAACTCTCCTCCTGTTGAAGATAATACTGCACTGTTACTTGGAAAGTGTACCTAGTATTTCCCATGATTAAAGGCTCGTGCTGACGGCGCACAAGGCACAAAAAGAAGTTAATCGTTGGATATTTGCCAGGAGCTCCATAATAAAGCTCGGCCATGTTGAAGGTGCTATCCACACTAACGTCATATAGGAAGATTTTAGACGTCATTGGCGCAATGGCTTTATCGGTCCAGATGTTATCTTGCCACGCTGCTCTGACATCTGCCGAGGATGACATGACCTACCTCGAAATAATGATGGTAGCCGTTCCCTTGCCAGTTTCTATGATACCACCTTCCATTTGCTGGTACTCGAATTTAAGGCTATCCAGATTGCTCTGAAAACCGCTCTTATATTCTTGGTACTTAATGGAAAACTTATCGCCTGGCTCCTGAATCTGCCCAACCATGACCATCGACAAGGCTTTATAGATTACGCACAGGTCGAGTCGGTCAGCACGGGTAATTTTTGCCCATTCGTACCCTTTTGCTCGGAGCTCACCCTTAATCTCAATTAGAGCCTGGGAAATAAATGCCTTTCGTTGAACATCAGAGGAGTAGGCATCAATCTGTGGAAAGTAGGCACGGAGGTCTTCTTCTGTAACCGAGACAACCTTATCGTGGCCAACAACACGCTCAAGCTGGAGAGGCTTAATAACAGTCTGAACCTGCCCAGCGCTTTGAAGCCTGAAGTTTAAAGCGACCCAGTAGGTCCGTGTTGGAATATTGCTGTCTGGGTGTGGGTCGTTGATAGCCTGAATTGTAAGGCTCCAGGCTTTCTTCTGGGAGCTCCAAACCCATGTGCTTACGGTCTGTAGGCTATTTGCCCCAGAGGCAGCATCTCCACGAGAGGGCACGGACTCATCAAAGACATAGATAGCTGGCGTTTGAGACTGAACAGCCGATGGTACTACCGCCGTATCGTTATCCAAGAGCGGATAAAACCAGTAGGTGATGTTCTGACCAAACGGGTAGCCCATTATATCTTACCTTCCTTTTTATCTCGCTCGGCGTTCTTTACCATGTCCTTCCGAAAAGAATCATGGCTCCTATCGCCTTCTCCACGCTGCTGGGAGATGTTACGAGCTGTTTGCGCTGCTTTCTCAATGCTATCACGCACTTGTCGCTCAGACATCTTCTCTTTTTGTAAGTCTACTTTATATCGCATGATTCTGTTTCCTCTAATAGTTCTGGATAGGCATAGCAACATACATCTTCTATATGCTTGGGAAGATTGCCCTCTGCTATGATATTTTCTATGTGACCGCAAACGAATGGTCTTTCAATTCCTCTGCGATTTCTCCACGTCCCGACCTGTACTAGCGTTTCTTGCAATAACGGAGCGCTATATCTAACTGCATAAATACTACACGATCCATCTGCCGCCTGTCTTGGACACCTAACAGGCTCTTCGCCCATAGGATACAATGTGCAACATTTTCCGCCGCACACCTTAATGCAGTAGGTGTCTGCGTCCACTCTAGTCTTCCTTCTTTTGCTTATCTGACTTTTCGGCAATCTCTACGGCCTTAGCTCGACCTTCTTCATAGGAGACCTCATTGCCTCCATTACGCATCTTTAAGACCTCTTTAGTGGTAGGAACCATGCGCTCGATGGCATCACGTGTTCGCTCCTCTGGAGTCATTTGATTGCGCCAACGCTGAACTTCAGCGTTTGATTCCCACTTATCCTTGAGCTCTTGCCTTTTCTGCTCTTTCTGCTGAGCATAGTGCTGCTGAAGCGCTTGGAAAGTCTGCATAGACTCCACGGTCCTCATGATGCTTTTTCGAGGAGGTGGGCGTGAGCCGAGGTTTTCTTTCTTGATAAATACGGCCATAAGACTATAGCTCCTTTTTAAGAACTGACTGCTTTACAGCTAGTTTAGCTCTTTCCTCGTCCAACTTCTTCTTGAGAACGCTGATCTCATTCTCGTAGTTGGAAGCTCGCTCATCCCAGTTAATCTCACTCGACATCTTTTGCTTTACGAACTTCTCAAGATTGTCCCATGGGTTAAGACCTGCGCCTTGCGAGTAGTGAAGAGCTTTAGCGGCTCTCTGTGGGTTTTTGTCGTTAAACTTCGGGAAGTTACCGTAGTCGAGGATTCGGAATCCCTTTTGTAGATAGAGGTCTACGTGGTGGTAGATTTCAGGCCGACTCTCAGCGTTGAGGGTCATCAGGCCAGTGCCCAGACGCTTCTCGCCATCGTGGAACACATGCCACTCTTTTGTTTCGAAAAGGATGAAAGCATAGCCTGGGCGTTTCCATCCGGTGAGGTATTTAAGCGTCTCTTCTTTTGGCTGAACGATAGTCTTATAGACTTCCTGCTTCATAGCTTCTCTCGATTGTAATAAAAAAGGGGGGCAACCCGGAGCCAACTGCTCTCCGGGCTGCCCCCCCTCAACCTACCTTATATTAGGTATCGCTCAAGAGCTTAACGCCGCAAAGGTCGTTCCACTCAAGTACGTCGTAGAAGTAGTACGTAGCATACTCAGTGTAGAACCCCTCACCTCCCTTCTCCTTAACCCATGTAACAGGCGCTGGAGCGAAGAAGCCAGCGAATGCCCACATTGGGTGGAAGATAGCCTGAACAGTGTCGCCGCCAGAGGTAGCGTGTCCAGAAGTAGCGTGGAAATCAATCGAGCCAAGGAGAGAACCAACATAGCAGTTAGCTTGTGGGGTTCCGCCAAGTACGTCGAGGTAGCTCTCGTTGCTCCATACTGAAGCACCGGACTGTACGATTTCCTTCTTGATGTTGTAGTGACCACGGTGAGAAAGAACTGCCTTAAGCGGAACTTCCTTGTTAGGACACTCAGAGTTGAAGATGTTGAACTGCCCAAGCATTACATCGTCGATGGTAAGGATGCTTGCCGAAGTTACAGAGGTCGAAAGACCAGAGAACAACGAGAGAGCATCGTTATCAACAAAACGAGCAATAGAAGCACCGTGCTCAGCAGCAATACGGTCAGCAGTGATGCTTCCGAATGCGCCTTGCTCAACAGATACGCCAGAAACTACAGCGCACTTAGCAATGGTGGCCGATACTGAAGAATCAGTAAGCTCGCCATCTGCGTTTGGTGCGAGAGCAGTAGCCTCAGCAAGAGTAGCAGCAGTCAAAGATCCACGTCGTGTGAGCTTTGCTGTCATTGTTCCTGCGGGAAGTCCCTCAGTGTGCATAACTGCCATCATGCAGTTAGCTTTTACAAGCGCTGGGGAAATTCCAGCTGCGAGAACGTCAGTGACGTTAACGCTATTTCCAAATTCGGTGATATTACTCACGGCACCCATATAAATCTCCTTTACATGTCTCAGAGCGTAATGTTATATAACGCCCATTTAGTTAAAATTACTTTATGCCAGTCAAATCATTACAAGAAAGATTCGAAAGACATTTTAAGAAAGGCAATCAGTCAAGCTGCTGGAACTGGACTGGCCGCATCAATTCCTATGGCTATGGAACCATTAGAACCAGTGGCACCCAGAACAGAAAACAACTTTATGCTCATCGACTTTCTTATTCTTTTTATGCTGGAGAAATCCCCGAAGGGTTCCTTGTTTGCCACAAGTGCGATAATCGCCTTTGCGTAAACCCGCAGCATTTGTTTCTTGGCACACACCAGGACAACTGCTCTGATAAGATTGCGAAGGAACGACATCTTCCAAACACACCCAGAGGTAGCCGTCACGGTATGGCTATACTCAATGACTCTTTTGTTTTGCAGATACGAAAGCTTTACAAGACCAAACAAAAAACCCGCAAAGAACTTGCAGAGATATTTTGTGTTGGTAAGCATGTAATTCATTCTATTGTTACCTATAAAACTTGGCGTCATTTACCTTAAAATTCTTAAACAGCCTTCGTCAAAGCAACGAAGAAATAGCTAGCCCCATTGCTAACTACGAGTTTCACTGTGGTGTTAGCCCCAGCATCATCCTGGATGAAAACCTTTCCAACCTGGCTAGCTGCCGACCCGAGGGCCGCAACCAACTCAGCTGAAGTTGGAGTAGTAACATCCGCATTGTTGACAGCTGTAGCGACACCGTTAACAAATCTAACGCCATCAAGATCTTTAAACTGTGTTGCCATAGGTAAATTCCTTCCTAATTATGCAGATATGGTTCGCAAAATCTTTTGAACCGCAGCGGGATTCTCCTTCTTCAGGCGCTCCAAGACCTCTCTAGCATTTGGCATAGCTTGCAATTCGGCCCATGACTCAGGGACTTTATTGCCCCCACGAGGCGACGAGCGTTGCCCTGGAGTAGCGTCCTTCACACCACTAATACCAGATGCCTTAGCGAGACTTGGATACTTCTCAACAAGTAGCTCCCCATACTCTTTTGAAGTCATTGGGCGAGTCCCCTTGTAGAGAATATCTCCGCTATCGTCTTTAACAACGATAGAACCATCTTCGTCTAAATCGCAGGACTCTTCCACTTCTCTTTTTATCCACTTTAGGGCGTCCTGGTTAAACATCCCTGAAATATCCGACATGACTTTATCAGTCACCGCCAAGTTTTTATTAACCCTAGCAAGAGCGTCGAGTTGCTCCTTGAGGGATTGCTTCTCTGTCTCTACTTCATTACGGTACTTATCGAGCTTTCGCTGAAAGAGCTCTTCCATCTTCTGCGGGTCTTTCTCTGCAGCTTCCCGCTCCTTCTCTTCCAACTTTTGCTTGAGGTTCTTGTACTCATCGGGGTCGATATCCTTGTAGACTGATACTACCCGATTATACTCTTTCTCCTTAGACGTAAGGAGCCCTTGAAGACGTTGGAGCTTATCCTGCATCTTCTGGAGATCGTCGCTAACAGGTTCCTGTGGAGGCTGATTAGAATTGTTGTTATCGTCGCTCATTTCGCATTCCGTAGTTTAGATGCTATCGTTTCTCGCTGAGTTTTTGATAGGCCAAAGAACTTTCGAGCGATAAACTTAACTTTGCCAAGTTGTCCGCTCTGATGCCCAAGGGCCTTTTTCGATTGCTTCTGGTCGTTAAAAAAGATGGTAGCGAGAAACTTGAACCCTTCCTTTCTAAAGGCGACCTTCATCGCCTCGAACATATCGCCACTGTAGCTTAGGTCAACGTAGGCTGTTTGAAAGCCTGTATTTCTACGAACATCCTTCCAGTTAGCCCCACGAGCTTTAGGATTATCTGAATACGGAGTAAACTGCTTCCCATCGACATCAATGCCGGACTTGGTTCTGGTCTTAATCCCTTCGGCCTCTCTCTCGACAGCAGTTTGAAGCGTAGGCCCCATCTTATTAAGCCGCTCTTCGACTGCCCTATTGATTGCCTCAAGGTTTTTTATCTCTATGGTCATTGCCCTACGCCCACTGGAATAAGAGCATGCCGACATCCATAACCACCGCAGTAAAGATTGGCGGGGATGCCCTGCCCGTTATCCCAAGTATACACCACTTCGATAGGGAAGATTCGATTCACCCTCTCGGCGCAAAATGGGCGGTTCCTTTGGTCTCGTGGCCCAGCGTAAAGGACAAACTTCTTGCCCTGATTCATTGCAACCATACGGCTATAGGTTGCAGTAGCTGTCTTTAAGTCTGTGCTGAGTGTGTTGAATATCCGAGTCGCCGGAACGTCAGCGAGGTCAAAGTCGGATATCCGTTCTCCAGTAATTACAGAGTCGGCAAGCCCTTGGCGCACCTCATTCGCATAGGCCCTCGCCATAATAGAGACGTTCTGCTCTCGAGAGTTAACAAAAACCCCCATGTTTGGCAGCCTTCGGTCAGCCATCTCTTCCCCATTGGCTATCTCGTACCACTGCTCCATAAGCCGATACTGCAGGTCGAAGATGTCCTGCAAAGACTCGATATGCTCCTGCACATCATCGGTAAGCACGATGGATTCTAAGCCTCCCAGAAGGCGGATGACTCGTGACTGACGGATGTTTCGGTCGGCAGGAAGGCCCGAGAGTTCTTCAAGAATCTTTCGCTGCATAAGAAGGCGAAGGGTACTGATATACCCAGTCACCTCTCGGTCTATGCGTTTGTTACCCCTCTCGACCAGCAAGAGGAGCTCTTCCAACTCATCTTCCGTCACTGTCTCTTACCCTTGGCTCTGGGAGCGGTACGTTAACAGTTTCCCCCGGTGTCCCAGCGGCTGTCAGCCCTCGAGGAAGTGCCGTCTGGTTGAAACTAGGAAGCGGCGCAATCTCATCGATGTCCATGACAATCTGCGAGAGCTCATCTTCGTTATAGCCCATGGTGGCCGCAACCTTCTTAAGATGCGCCTTTCTCCATGAGTCCACGTTGCGAATCTCATCACGATACGCCAGGAAGAGCTGAATCTGCTGATTAACGTCATCGGCAGTAATGTCACGAGAGAGCGTTACACGGCCTTTAAAGTCGCTGATGCCCTTGAACCTTGCGTAGTTTGCCAACGCATCATTGATAGCGCCCTCGAGCTCTCCTACGGCATGGATCAACAATGCGATGAGCTCAGTCGACATCTCTCGAAGAGTTGCTGCTCCAGGAGCTTCGTTGGAGGTGCTCGACACGCCACGTGTGCGGTTGAACGCCACTCGATAAAGCTGATCGACAGAAGTGTTAATCGCATTGAGCAGCGCTTCCGTCGATGCTGGCTCGATGACATACGGCTTGGCTTCTTGCGGAAGCACAGAGACCGCATACTCCGAAATGCTTATAAGATGCTTGTCCTGAAGGTCGCCAGAGACAAAGACTCTTTGGAACGCTTGGGTATTCAGCTGATTGTAGTAAGCGCTCATCAGGTTATAGACGACCAGCTGAAGCTCAGAGACATCCTTAACCCACGAGACGTTGTTAACCGTGATGGCCACGGGAATCTCTGTAAAGCCATCGAGAGGAATGTCGACGCTTACCGCCTCCCACTCTTCAGTCTCTTCGTTTTCTCGGTAGATGGAGACAAACACGCCACCGTCCTTGCGCTCCATGATTTTGCAGTACTCAACCTCTTCGGGCTCTTCCATGAATGAGGCACGAGGCGCAATCACTTCATACTCATAACGGATGCCGTCAAATTTCCGATCCTCTCCTATCTGCCAATCTTTGAGCTCCAGTGGGTCTATCATTTCCATGTAAGGGCGAAAGCCACTGAGCGCTTCTTCGACACGAGTCCTTGCGGTATTCTCCGGTGCATCTACGAGGATGCAGGCCTTTCCATCTCTGAAGAACGATACGGCGATATCGTTCATGACGAAGTTCTGTAAAGAGGTACCCTTTCCATCGATGTTGTGAACATCCTCGCCAAGCATATTGGCCGTCTCTTCATCGAGGCGAATCGGTTTCGACAAGGCCATAGAAATCCACGTAGAGATTACTGGCTCGAAGAGATTGAAGTACCGAGAGCGCATGGCTCGAATGCGGCGGATTTTCTGGCCTACGGTTTCCGAAACACCAGAGGATGGGTCGGTCGACGCAGCTTGATTCGAGAACTCAAGCTCGTGCGGCCAGAGATATTTCTGTCCTACAAGCTTTTCACGCTCTCCGTTGTAGAGGACTCGATAGGTTTCTAATGCCTCTTCGTTCTCTTCGTATTCTGGATGGTCGTAAAATTTAATGCCCATTACAAACTTGCTCCTAACGGCCTTGTGTAGTCATAGAGGCCATCAATCTTAATACCTTTGGACAACTGAAAGAGGCAGTACGTGCATGCATCAGCATAGTGCGTCCAGTCCTCATCTCTTGGCTTTTCGATTTCGAATGTCCCTTCTTTCAATGAACTCTTCACGAAACTCTGGATGAGTCTTCTGCAGTTTACACTCACGAGGAACTTTTCGTAAGCCATAAGCGCCGCCGTGCGTTCCAGTCGATGTTTAATCTGCGGGTTCTTTCTCTCGGCAACGATAGAGACGTTGTAAAAACCTAAAGAGGCGAGGTAGTGCTGAATGGAAGTATAATCCGACCCCGCCGTGTGAATATTTCGGGCAAACCCTGAAGCATCTCCGAAGACTCTGATGGGCGTCGAGCCATACTCGCTCGGCGGGAAGAGTGCGGCAAACTCCGCGATGGCGTCCATGAGTCCACGGGATTCTCCGCTACTCTCCCCGAGGGCCACAATCTGATGAGTGCGTGGAGCATATGGGCCACGGTCCATCCGACGAAACTCCTGCATGGCCACCCACGCCAACGGTGCCACGTTGAAGTCAAAGGACAGAAGGATTGGCAGGTCTGGCGTAGCTTCAAAGGACGCTGTGACGTTCCTGGATTCGACAAACTCCCAGTACGCCGAGCCCTTGGTAAATTTCGTGAACAAGCCCTTCTCATAGCTCAAAGCTTTTGCCGGGTCATAGGCGTAAACGTCCCTTATCTTCGTTTTGGCGTACACCTCTGCGGACGGCATGAGATGCTTATTCATCGTGGTCTCCACGATAAAGCGGCGGAAGTTGCGCTCT